TCACTGGTGACATGGTAGCCCAAGTTACTGGTGGAGGTATAGAAATCCATGCAGATGGAGGAACTGTTCCTATAGTTGGTGTTTTTAACGGGTGTCAATATACTGATCCTACAACTAAGGAGACTATATTTAGCGCTCATTACCCAGCAAGCACAAATGCTTCTGATATAATAGCTTTTATCATAGACGATCCGATGGTCGTTTTTGAAATCCAAGCAAACGCAGCTTTTCCAGTTGCAGATTTGTTTGGAAATTTTGATGTTGTTTATACATCAGCAGGTAGTACAACAACTGGCCTATCAGGATCAGAATTAAATGTTTCCGATGGAGCAACAACTGCTACTTTACCCTTAAAGGCTATTGATATTTCTGAGGATCCAGAAAATTCAGATGTGTCATCAGCAAATACTAATGTACTTGTTGTA